GTCCTGCCGACTTCTATCCTGTTGCTGGTACTGGTGTGGCCGGTGACCTGGGTGCTGACGACATCGCTCGTGTGAACTTCCTGATTGACTTGGTTAACACCTTGCCGACTCAGTGGCTGGCTCGTGCTAAGTTCTACATGAACCGCAAGACCAAAGCTAAGCTGGAAAAAATCCGCGATGCCCAAGCCATGCCGGTGTTCGTCAATTCCTACCGTGAAGGTGGTGGCTTCATGCTGATGGGCTTCCCGGTTGTAATTGATGATACGCTCCCCAGCCTGGCCGCTAACAGTACTCCGATCATCTTCGGGGACCTGGGCGCTGCTTATGCCATCAATGACGGCGACATCGACAAACTGTTGATTGACCCGTACACAGTGGATAACTGCACCGTGGTTAAGTACAGCAAGGAAATGTTTGAGATGGTTCAGAACTCCGATGCAATTCTGGTCGTAGCTGCAACAGTCAATGATGGTGTTGCTGTGTAATTGAGTCAGCTCCCTCTGTTTAGCCACCTTCGGGTGGCTTTTTTATTTCACTGGTGTTATAGTTATTTCGCCAGCCAAAAACTACTAATCCCTGTTGTGTATCTCGTCCGGAGTAGTTCGGATTGGCTGGCGCCTTGAGGTACACAACAGGGATTTTTCATTAGGAGAATCAAAATGGGTATTTTCGGTAAAGTGTTCGGTAAGAAGATGAACAACGCTCGGGTCGAGGTCAAAAAGATCGAGAACCGTGACCTCATGGAAGCCATGGTCGGCGGTACTCTGCTGGTTGCTTTCGCTGATGGTGACTGTGAAGAAGAAGAACTGAAGAAAATTGATGAACTGCTTGGTTCACACAAATCCCTCCAGCATTTCGGCTCGGAAGTTTCCAGCACTATCCAGACCTTCACACAACGCCTGAAAGCCGGGTATCGTGTTGGTCGCATGGAAATCCTGCGTGAAATCCAGGATGTGAAAGGTGACCAGCGTGAAAAAGAAGACGTTCTGCTGGCAATGATCACCGTGGCTGAAGCTGACGGCGAAATTGAACCAGAAGAAGAAAAAGAGCTGAATGCGGTATCACAGGCTCTGGGTCTTCGGTTGTCCGACTATGCCTAATATCAGATGGGTGATGGTAGGTGTATTCCTGCTGCTGTCGGTTGGCGTTGACTTCAGTTCTAAACTTCTGTCAATTGCTGCCGATGCACTGATAATTGGGGTTGCTGTTACACTGGCTTGGCCCCTGATTAAGAAGAAATGATAAGAGCCACCTTCGGGTGGCTTTTTTATGCCTGACCGGTTAATCTGAGGCATACACTGCGAGGTCAGTATGTTCAAGAAAATCATTACACAAGCCCCTCTTACCACTCTCATCACACTGGCTGAAGTGAAGGCTCAGTGCCGGGTGTTTACCACCTTCGAGGATAGCTATCTGCAATCGCTCATCCTGCCGAATCTGGAGCTGTGTCAGTCCTACACCTGCCGGATGCTGACCCCTGGTTCAGTCGTCGTGGTGAGCGAGGAATGTGGGACGTCACTGCTACTTCCGTATGGTGAGGTGAGTGCTGTCTCTAAAGTCATCACCGATGGGACCGAGACCTCTGACTATACCTTCGATGACGTGACCCAGAAGGTCTATGTCCCATCGGGGTTTAACACGATTCGGGTCGAGTTCACAGCCGGGTACCAGACACTCCCCACCGTGGTTAAACAGGCCGCGCTGGTGATGATCTCCACTGCTTACAGTAACCGGGATGACTACGTGGTGGGCCAGTCCGTAGAGAAGATGCCACGGACTTCCCGTGACCTCCTTGACCGGGTGAAGCTACCATGGCAATAACCATCGCAGCGGGCCGGATGCGCCACACTATCCAGTGGCTGGAGCAGTCCCAGGATAGTAATGAATGGGGTGAGCCCCTGGGACTGGTTCCGGTATATGAACCCCTCATGGCTGATGTCATGGTCCGGTCAGGGTCGGAGAGTAGTAACTTCGGTGCTGAACTGACCGACGAGGTTATCACTGTTCTGGTTTGGTATGACCCACGGGTGACCAATGCGAATTACATCGACTGGAACGGCCACCAATACAAAATCGACCACATCAAACCTGATGAGCTGTTCAAAGGGATGATTGTCACAGCGAAGGTACAACGAGATGGCTAATACGGTAATGATACCTATGCCTGGCGGAATGGTCTGGGCACCGCTGACAGCAGTGTCGGGTCGAGTGACCGTCTCCGACTCGTGCTATTACTGCAAGGCTAGTGATGCCCCTGACCCGGCGCTGTATGGCCACAGGATTGATTCTGATGACCCGTTTGACTTCCTGCTTGCAGCGGGTGAGACGCTTTACCTGAAAGCTCCTGACGCATTCAGAGCGACATACACGCCTGGTGCGTTTGCTCTGCTCGGGAGTGACCCGTGGTGGGCAGCTATGCAGACCGGCAATAAAGCCGTGTTGGTTCAGAACTACATCGAGGTGAATGTTAAGCGAGGTCTCCAGTTTTACCTTCGCCACCTGTTCCCTTCCGTAGCCATCGGTGCCACTGTCAGCCTTAAATTCCAGACAGGCGCCAAGCCTGTGGTGATTAAGTCGCGGGAGGTGACATTCAATGGCTCCAGCAGGATTGACTATCAGGCTGTCGAGGGTGGCACTTACACGGGTGGCACAGCCATCGTCATCGGTAACGAGAACCTTATCAACCCGGTAGCCACCACGGTCATTGCGACTCATAGCGGCACCCCTGCGGGTGGTACATCATTCCGCGATAAGACTATCTTCGGTGCTGGTACGCCTGCTGGTGGTGGGTCTCGGCTCGGGACGGACGTGCTTGGCCGGGAGACCATCCTGAAGCCAAACACGCTGTACCAGGTGAAGCTGACTAACGTGGCCGGTGCGGCTGCCGACATCCAGTTCGAGTTCTCGTGGTATGAGGGTGCAACTGACCTATGAATGAGACCATTGCATTATTAAAAGCGCTCCTTGGTTCCACTATCCCCGTGTACTGGGGAGCCATTCCAGAAGGCACAGTCAAACCCTGTGTGTCTGTGACGGAAGTCTCAAACTCATCGACTCGTGTTATCAGTGGAAATAAGTACGGTCGGAATAAGGTAAACCGGGTCACAGTGTATGGCACCAGTGCGGCTCAGGTAGCCGACATGCTTGCAACCATTGAGACTTTGGATAATACTAGCAACGATGATTTTCAACGTATTTTCGCCGATTATGTGTTAACGGAACCAAAGCAGCCTGGGGCCGTTCTATCACGGGCGTTCTACGATCTCACCCTTTACAACCGATAGGATGAAACCATGTCCACGAACGTGATTTTGATTGCTGGCACCATACTGGAGCATGAAGTTCTCGGTACACTGGGCGAAAGCACTTGGCATGAAGTTCCCCGAATGAAAGAGATTGGGGCGATTGGGGAGACAAGTGAAGCTAAAGAAAAGACTACACTGTCAGACACTATCAAGAAGTATGACTCTGGTATGCGCGATGCCCCCGATAAGGGACTCCGCGGACAGTATGTACCCGTACAGAAGTCCACTGACCCATACTTCGATGAGTACACCCTCCAGCAGGCTTTCATTAAGCGTTGCCGTAACGAGGAAGAATTCAATGTCCGGGTTAAATGGCCTGACGGCGAAATCAATGGATTCCTCTTCAAAGCACTTGGTTTCGAGTGGGACCAGGGCACTCAGGAAGACTGGAAGCTGTTCACCGTCAACGGTAAACAGAACTCCCGCGTGGTTTATGAAGTCACCGTGTCAGGTACTGCCACCGTTGCTGTTGGTGCCACAGTTCCTTTGACCTTGACCACTGTCCCGGCTGCAATCGACCTGTCCGATGGTACCGGTGTGGTTCGCTGGGTGTCTGATGCTGAAACCATCGCCACTGTCGATGACGCTGGCGTCGTCACCGGTGTGCTGGCAGGTACTGCCACTATCACCGCCGAGTACCGTGGCGTCATGGGCAGTGTCGAGGTGACAGTATCGTGAGCCTGACGTTTGAAGGCGTATCGTATGTGGATGTCCCTGCCCCGTATTTCGGGGAGGGCATCTCCATTCGGGTGAACCGCCGCACCATTAAGCACTATGTTAAACGGTCTAACCTGGGTAAGGTCATTGACACGATGAATCTCGACAAGGATGACTTCGTGGCTCATGTGATCGCCGCTGGTTTAATGTCGGTGTGTACTCTGCCCGAGACTGGTGATTACGCTTTCCGTGATAACCAGATGTCAGACTTGGTTAACTTGCTGCCAGCTGACCTGTATATGGACATCACTGCTGCTCATTATAAGATGAACCCCGGTGAGTTCGAGAATGTTACCGACACGCTTGCCTCAAAAAAAAAGAAGTCTTAGCTGACGGTAACATGTTACTGATAAAGCGTATCTGTCAGTACCTGAAACGCCCGGTATTCGAAGTTATGGAGTGGCCTCGCTCTGAACTCGAACACTGGGCGATTTTCTTTTCTATTGACGACAAAAAAGACCGGCCCATTATCGTGGTTAAGACTCCCGAGACAATCAGCATCCACGAGAGTAAGCGTGGTTTCAGAGAGGTGATGAACTAATGGCTAAGGGGCTGTTTTCACTGGAGTCGAGTGGTCTCAAGGAATTCGTCACTGAGATGAACGGGTTCGTTGAACACTTCCCTGAAATCAGCCTGAAATCACTGGCTGCACAGGAAGAGTTTGTCGAGGACAAGATCCGGACTAACTGGGTGTCCATGGCCGGCGGTTCCTCTGGTGGTCATGTCTATTCATCAATCGGTCACTCTGTCGCTTACGGTAAGCAGGGTGAGAACTCTGTGGTTGGCACTGTCGGGGTCTATAAAATCGACAGTGTGGCTGCATCATTCGGTATCACCGAGAAAGACCTCAACGCCGCTCAGATTGCCTATTGGGTTGAGTTCGGCACATCCCGGCTGAGACAGGGTGGTCGGAAGAAACGAGATGCCGAGTATTCAGACGAACAGTTGATTCAGGTTGCTGCCGTGCCATTTATCAGCACCGCATTTTATTCCAGCCTCGACGCTCAACAGGATGTATTCAAAGCCGAGTTCAACCGGCTGGCTAACAGTTATCGATATGCGGGGGCTTAAATGAGTGAATTACGTACAGTCACGATGCAGCTTGAGTTTCAGGGTCAGGATGGAATCACCGGGATTAAACATTTCACGAAGGTAGTCAGTGATGCTGACACCACTGTCGAAGAATTAAGTAAGACCATGGGTGACAACGTTAATGTCACCTACAAGGTAGTTAAAAGCTCGGAAGAATTGACCCGTCAGGCCAAGAACCAGGTCAACCAGATGGAGCGGAATAACACAAAAATCCGTGAGATGACCCGGCTGTATGAGCACCAGGCCGCCATGGTCGATAAGACGGCTGACGAGCAAGAGCAGCTCAATGCTGTGTATCGGCTCGGGACCAGTGCCACTGAAGCACAGAAAGCTCAGGTAACCGCCCTGGTTCAACAGCAGCAGGCATTGCGTGTATCCACCGACCAGACCGGTGGCAGTATGCGTAACCTGCGAGGCGTGTCCCAGCAGCTTGGTTGGCAGCTCCAAGACGTTGCGGTACAGGCTCAGCTAGGAACCAGCGCGTTCGTTATCTTCTCCCAGCAGGGCTCACAGCTCGCAGCAGCATTCGGCCCGACCGGCGCACTGGTCGGTGCTATCATCGCAGTGGCTGGTGCCATCGGTGGGGCGCTTGTCGGTTCTATGAATGTTGCCGGTAAGGATATGGACGAGCTTATCGGTAAGGTCGATACGCTCACTAAATCCACAAAAGAACTAGCCTCGATTGAACTGAGGAAAAAGATTGCCGACGACCAGAAGGCACTCGTTGAAGTGGACAGTCTTTCTCGACTCGGATTCTTACAGGAGCAGCAGAGAAAAGGCATTGAGTTGTCTCAATCCGACGCTCAAACACTTCTTGAATTGTCGGCAAAACGTGAGCAACTGTCTGAAAGCATCATCAAGCAAGAGGACCAGCTTGATACGTTGACCCGGTCTCAGACTGAGAATATCGAAGCGACTAAAAACGCCAAGGATGCTGCTGAAGAGTTATTGCAGCAATACGGGTTACAGACTGCCCAGCTCGGTAAAACCAGTAGGGAACAAGATCTTCTCACCGCTTCCCAAGAGCTTGGTTCCAATGCTACCGACGAGCAGAGAAGGGCTGTAGAG